TTCTTGTGACTAACGTCTTTACCTTCACGCTTGTCAGCTTTACCATTCTTGTTGGCGTCTTTACCTTCTCTATCCATCTTACGTCTGGCACGTTGCCGCTCCATCCTAGCCTTGAACGCTTTACTAACAACAGGAGCATTGACCTGCTTCTTTCTTTTCTTACGCATTAGTTTCTCCCATTGTGTACGCACTCGGTAACAATACAGTGCCTACGACATAATCCACTCTGGTGTGCATTCCACACATTATTCTCAAAGGCTTGTTCCATACGATTGTAGTCGGACAGCCACTTCTTCCATAGCCCAGACTCTTCCGGCTTGGAGTAGTCTTGCTTTATTAACTCTCCACATACTACAAACAACAACCCACCTTTAACCTTTTCTAACTTGGGGTACATCTTAAACATACTCATAGCCATCAATTCTAACTGGCCTTTGTCTGCGTATCTAGTGTTTTTACTTGTCTTGTAGTCTACCACATAAGCTGTTTTAGTGCGTTTGTTTAGGATAACTAAATCAGCTATACCTCGCCACCATACGTTTTCATCGCGGAACCCACAAGGCTCAAGGTTTTCAGTGAGTCCCATCTCCAACTCACATAATTTCTCACCTTCTATACCATTTAACACATCAAGCACATCTTTGCAGTAATCATACTCAGGAGGTAGCGGAGTGCCGTCCCTAATGTATTCCTCTGCGGCCAAGTGTACAGCAGTACCATATAGCATGGCCTCTGTCTCAGGTTCCTTGTAGTCTTTAGCTACCTTGAGATGGTAGAACTTCTTAGGACACTGCTCGAATGACTTAATCTTTGAGAACGACCACGGTGCAATACTCACTCCTTATCCTCTATTATTCCTACAGCTACAATCAATTCATCAATAAGAATATGTAACATATCTTTATCCATAGTTATGGTGTCCTTGTGTTTAGTATTACCCTCTACCTCACACTGGTTTATAAGAATTATATCCTCACCATCTAGTGTCTCACCAATTACTATAGTTAAGTAACTACCATCGGTGTCGTGTGTAGAATTATTAATATCTTTCGCACGCCTAAACTCGTTAATATCAGTTACCTTACCCAAGCCATGCTCCCATTACTAAACATAAAACTATCACGATAGTAACGTACGCTCTGGTAGTTACTACAGGTTGTCTCATAAACGATAGTACGTTATTCCATAGTACATGTAGTTTACTGTCCGACTGCGCTAGTGCTGTATCTGCGAACTTATGCGCTTCTTCCATTGCCTTTTCTATATCAGTCATCCCGCCGCTTCCCCATATGATTTACCTTTATCCGACTCACACGTTATGGGTAAACCTTCTGCCCAAGGTGGAGTGGTGCTCATACATTCTTCTATATAACGAGTAGCTTCTTCAAGTTCATCTTCTGGTACACAACATACCACGGAATCGTGAACTGTTAAAGCTACCTTGTACTTCTTAGCTATCGCTAACATCTGGTCACCTATAATGCATCTTGCTATAGCTTGGCATACATTCTCGGTGACCTTACCACCGTATATCCTAGTGTACCCACGCCTAGTCCTATATTTGAACTCTGGCCCACGCTCACCTTGGTCATATTGTAGGTCGTCATAACGCATCTTGAGTCCGGACGGTAGTAGTATCCAACCGTTGCGCCCATCTACACCATACTTAATTATACCATCAGGGCCAAAGCTACCTGAGTTACCACGCGACAGCTCTACCAGCATGTTCTGACAGTCACGCCATAACGTGTTTATCTTCCAGTTAGCATCTCGGTATATTCGGATTACCCTACGCGCTTCATCTACATCCATGTGAGTACCGAATGACTGTAGCTGATCTGTAAAGCGTAATGCACCCATACCATACCCTGCACCCAAGATAGTAGTCTTACCTACAAAGCGTTGGTCTTTCGTGACCTCTTCCTCTGGTATGTTGTATATCTTGGAGGCCATCTTTATGTACACGTCTTCCTCATTGGCAAACGCTTGCACTAAATCGTCTTGCCCTGCTAACCATGCCAACACACGCGCTTCAATCTGCGACGAATCACAGTCAACCATCATATAACCTTCGGGGGCAAGCATACTGTTCTTTAACTTCTTACCGTTCACGCCACGGCTAGGTAGGTTCTGTATGTTGATCTTGTCATCACCTCCCCACCTACCAGTGTGTGCCGCATAGTATCTTACAGGTACCGGTAGTAGTCCGCGTTTAGCTATACCTATAAACCTCTCAGTACGTGATTCCTCAAGCGTACTCTTGGTACCTAGCCTAGCAGTTACGAGTGCTTGCACTCTAGGGTCGGAGTGGTTCTCCAATGCCTTGAACTGCTCGTCGTTCTTAGCGAACGCGAACGTCTCTTTGTTAGTGGTAAGGCTTATCTTTGTAGGGGGTATAACACCTAGCCCCTCAAGCAATTCGGCAAACTTAGGGTTACTCATCAATTCTTTCTTAGTCACACCAGAAGACGCTATCAAGTCTTCCTTGATCTGTTTAGTGTCTTCTAAGTGTTGCTCTAGCAGTCCTAGGTCTAACTCTAATATAGGCTCGACGAACATACGTAGCGTACAGTCTATAAGGCGTAACTCCCCCTTGGGGAATCCTCTACCCATAATATTAAACAGTTTATAGGTTAACTCCACATCGTTTATACAGTAGTCGCCATACTTATCTAACTCCGCATCGGTGAAGTCTAATCTACGTTTACCTATTGCGTCTAAAACCTCAGTACCTTTTGCGCCTATGTTATATCTTTGAGTAAGCGCGTGGAGAGAGCCTCCAACTTCGACACCGTGGAGAGCACGAGCGATGCACAGAGTGTCAGTGAGAACACGAGGATGAACATCAAACAACCAACTAAGTATAGCACCGTCGAACAGAGTGTTATGACATAGTAGTACAGACGAACTCCAGTCGAACGTATGTAAGTATTCTTTAAGTTCTTCATGTGTACCACTAGCCCATTCAGTGTCATCGTTATTTACCTTCACACCTACACCCACTACCTCAAAACGAGGGTCACGGATGTAGGCTTCAGTTGTCATCTTACGTAAGGAAAAGTCCTTATCGTAATACGTTTCAAAGTCAACCGTTATCAAGTCCATTTTCAACTACCTCTATTAACTTGTTTAGGTACCACTGCGCTTTCTTTAAGTCCTCTAAAGATTTTGACTTGCGCTCGTACCTCCAAAGGTATTTCAGTGCCGCACCTTTGCAGTAACCCTTAAATGCTTCTGCACTCATAGATTCTTGTATAGCCTCAATGCATTCGACTTTGCCGTAGGTGTAGTGACTTGGGCTATTAACCATATCCACTTCTTTACCATCGACTGTCACTTCAATCGCAGGGATTTCCTTACGTAGTCTGTCCCACTCACTAGGTGTTGCATCATTAATACTCATATCATTCTCCAAGGATTTGTTTAATTGCATTCATGTTATCTTCGTTGACCACGCACGCTATTCCGTACGCTCTTTCTATATCTGATAAGTTCTTTTCCTGTAATGCTGTTGGGGTGTTCTTGCCCGCCTTACATTCAATACCAAAAAACTTACCTTCATAACAACCTACTATGTCAGGTACTCCGCTCTTACCATACCCACCAGTAGCAGGGAAAAAGTAATAACATCCTAACTGCTTTAGTTGTTCAACTACCTTCTTCTTTACCTTCCCCTCTGGCGTCATCGCCATCTAGCACCTCCTTTTTTAGTAGAGAACTGGTATCAAGTTCTTTACGTCTAGCCCAAAATTCTCTTTCCTTATCACCTGCAATTAGGATGGCTCCATGTAATAAAACACCTACAACAAATAAGGACGCTATACCACCTACTACGTTAAATATTTGAACCCACATAAATACCTCACTTATCTATCCAAAATGTATGTTCGTCAATACGCCTACCAATACCCTCTACAGGTTCGGTGGGGGGTGTATGATCACATAACATCAATACCGATAACTTCTCCTCAAGCCACTCCGGTATCTCATCATCCTCCAGATCATATAACCCCTCGCACTCCGAGTCAACACAATTCATACCTAAACACGTTACCTCAATACTATTGGTGTACCCCAGCGTAGTAACGCGGTAAGTGTTAGTCATGTTTGTTATGTCGTCGTATATCGTATCATTGCGTGACATAAAATACTGCCTCACTGTGGCGGTATCCTATCTGTGGTACGTATGCGCCATCTTCACATATAGAAAGAGTAGACAGCTTACCAAGTACTCCTTCGGGTAGGTCATCGTAATACATAGCCCACTCAAAGTTCTGATTCCTAGCTACACCATTAGGATTCTCGATTGGGCATACGTCAAAGGCTTGCTTACCTAGCCGCTCATACACACGTACGCAGTACATAGGCAACTCTCTATCCCTCTCTCCCTGCCTGAATGCTTCCGTTTCAACACGTAACTGTCGTACGTTTTCTTTGGTGTTCTTGTCGATAAACTCATACCCAGAATCTAGTAGCCTGTACATCTCAGTAACTATAGGCGTACACTTAGTACCTATAGATTCGTTCCAATCAACCCCGAACAACTTACGCCATGTATCACTAAAAACAGTTAGAGTGTCATTAGCCGACCTACGCACCGCGGAAGAACAATCCATTACGGTTGCATGGACAACTTCTGAATGAGTAAATCTACGTAGGTATTTCTTCGCGTTCTTTATCGCCACCGTAGGTACGGTAGTGTTCTTGTACCTAAACTCACTTGAATAGTTATTGAATTTATTGTTGGTAATCAATCTAGACTGTACGACATACACTACCTTTTCGTTGTCATTATCCCACTCTACATCTATCCAACCCATAGTGTACTCATCATCAGGCATATATACGTGCCATATAGAGTACTGTGACTCATTGGCACTACCACGTAACTCGCATCCTTTGAATGCACGTTTGACCTCACCAATAAAATATATAAGTGATTCTGTAATTGGAGCAGAGTCTTTAATCTCGTCAACTGACATACCTGTAGCAAGTACATCAGCTACAGTATGTACTTCAAACTTACCGCTATCGTTATATGAAAACTTACCCATGTTATTTCACCTCTCTGTATTCTTCAAAGGATTCATTGAACTCACCCATATCGTTAATCCACGCGTTGAACTTGGTGCGGAACTTCTTAGGGTCACTTGTTAAGCTGACGTTAGTAGTTGGGTTTGTGTGTCCCCAGTACCTGTTACCCATACCCTGCGCTAACTTATATAGGAACGCGTGTACCATAGTGGTACGTTGCTCGTGTTGCTCTTCTACTAACATGTCTCTGAACGTGCCCCCACCCATATGACTAGCCGCGTGTATAGCCTCGCGGTTGGTATCCCAATTCATAGTGCCTTCGAGTATCGGGGTCATAGTCCACGCCCAGT